TTATTACCGATGCCGAACTAACCGGCCTCCTGAAGAACGTGTACTCGCAGTTCCGTGAGAAGGTGCAGAACCTTGTCACCCCTCTCCTCGCGCAGTTGGAGAAGGGCCGCTCTGGTGGCCCCCGCAATATGCGGTGGGGCGGTAACAACGTGTTCTTCGACGTGGTGACTGGCCGTCCGGCTGGCGCGACGTTCTCGGCCTCTGGCTACTTCCCGCCCGACACGACGGCGACTGAAGTGCAGGCCAATGTCGGTATCGTCCGTGCCTACACCACCCGTCAGGTTGACGGTCTGGCGTTTGTCGGAACGCAGTCCAAGGATGCGGCCTTCACGACCATCGCCAGCAAGACGATGGAAGAAATCAAGGACGCTTCGATGCTCCTCATGCAGCAGGCGCTGCATAACAAGGCCGATGGTGTGGTGGCGTTGATCGGTACCGTGACTAGCACGACCGTTATCATCGTTTCCTCGCCCTACGGCATTGCCAGCTCGGGTCAGGGTTCGTTGCTGTTGTCGGTGGGCGACTACATTGCCGTCCTCGACACGTCCTCGTCTGACGCGGTGCTGGGTCGTGCGGCCATCACGGCCATCACGAACAGCGGCGACAACGCCACGCTGACCATCGGCACGGCCATTTCGAGCATGGCGGCGACGGACAAGATCGTCAAGGCGACCGCGAGCGATACGTCGTTCAACGGCGCGATGAACGGTTTGATCAGCATCACCAACCGTGGCAACGGCTATGCGTCGCTGCACAACATCAGCAATGCGACGTACAGCATTTGGGATGCCACCCGCATGGTCGCGGGCACGGACACGCCTGATGCCACGCAGCCGACCGAATCGGACATCTGGGACTTGATCCAGAAGATCGCCGGTCGTTCTGGCAAGGATGCTAATGTGAAGCCCAAGGACTTCCTCCTCATGACCACCCCCGGTCTGGCGAAGAAGCTCATGGAGTCGATGGTCGCCCAGCGTCGCTTTACCTCTGGCGAGTTCGGCACCACGATCAAGGGTGGCTACAAGGCCATTGAAATCTGTGGTATCCCGTGCGTGACGGACTACTACGTCCCGGCTGGCACGATCTACCTCCTGCACATCCCGTCCCTGTCGTGGGTGGATGCCAAGGATTGGGGCTTCGTGGAGTTTGAGGGCGCGGGTCCGTGGCGTTGGTTGTCGGGCCGCGATGCGTTCGAAACGACGTATGGCTGGTACGGTAACCTCGCGTGTCTGGCGCGTAATGCGCACGGCTCGATCACGGGTTACACGGACACGGCTCGTTACAGCCACATCTAAAGTCGCGGTGGGGGGTGGTAGCACTTCGGCTGCTACCCCCCATTGGGATCAACTTGGAGACTTCAGATGGCGTATAACTTTTTTGCTCCAAAGCCGGGGCGTCTTGGGACGTTGCCTGTCCCGCTCAACAGTGGCCGCTTGAACACGGGCACACTGGCGGCTGGCACGGACAACCACAACATTGGCGGGTTCCCTGCCAAGGCGTATGTCAATCGGGCGACCCTGTGTGCTGGGACGTACCCGACCGCCGCCACATCGTGCGTCGTCACGCTGTTTGAAATGACGGGCGCAACGGCAGTCGCCTTGACCGATGGCTTGAACATCAACACGCAGACGGCAGACACGCCGTTGCAGTTTGTGTTCCTGACCTCGACCACGGACGCCCAGCGGACACTGACGACGGCGAGCAGCATCCGTGTGGCGATGGTGACCGTGGGTTCTGTCTCAGTGCAGCCCGACGACATCACGGTCAACATCGAACTGCTGGTGCAAGAGTAGCATGAACAAGCCCGTGATTCTGGTGAATCCTGCGGGCATCCCCGAGCCGTCGCCTGAGATTCAGCGGCGGCTTCGGGAGGTGCATAGCGGACTGAAGTTGCGGCTTATGGACACAGGAGTGCCTACATGGTCTGTGTGCATGGAGTGGCAACCCGATGACCGCCGATGGGAGTGGGTGCAGCGCGAGAGCTACGACGCACGAATGGCCTATGACATCATTGGCTATCTGCCGCTGGGATGTAGCCCCGACGAAGCCCCGTCATATTTAAGCAAGATGGTCCGTACCTTCCCGCGAGAAGACATCCAGCGGTTGACCGACTCCGTGGAGAACTACAACACGGGGATGATGTCTGCGGCGATGGACAGCGCCATTGGAGAAGTGCTGGATAGTGCCGATCCGTCTACCATGCGCCGTGGCCGTGGACGCCCTCGTAAAGTCAGCTAAGGAGAACAATGGCAACGGTCACCCTTGGGCAGTTGGTCACCGATACCCGCGAGTACATGGATGCGGTTGGCTCGACGCGGTGGTCAGACGCCACGATTAAGCTGGTGCTGAACAACGTCTTTGACAGCGAGTGGTCCAACATCCTGAACGCTGCGCCATACTATCGGTTTGCGATTCGTCAGGTCAGCACGGATGTCAACGGCCAGTTTGCGTTTACCACGCTGAACAGCGGGTCTGGCGATACGCAGCAGAACTTCTACCGTATGCTGTCCGTCAGCGACGGCAACGTGCTGTACGGGCAGACACGGTATCAAGATGTGCCGCTAGCGACGACGAGCAACTACCTGCCGACCTACCCCCGCCTGTATTACATCGCGGGGCAGGCGGTACAGGCGTTGCCCGTGTCGTCGGCGCTGGGGCTGTATGTCGGCGTGAACTACAAGCCCACGGCTATTGCTGATCTGGCAGGTGATGCCAGTATCATCGACTATCCTGCCAACGCGCATCTGGTGTTGGTGTGGCAGGCGGCTGCTCTCCTCCTCCTCAAGGGTGGCACGGAAGCGGCGGCAGCAGCCAACCTGAAGGCGATGGCCGACGATGATCGCAAGTCGCTCCTCGACGACATTCGTCGCATGACGATCAACCCGACGATGATGGCCTATCCAGATGTGAAGTACGACTGGAGTGGCGGTTAATGGCAGGCCGTGAGAAGGTCGTAGACCAGCAGCCCAAGTTTGATGGGGGGCTGAATAGCGTGTCGGATGACGCGAGTGTGCTGCCCAACCAGATGCGGAGGGCGGACAATGCGCGGTTGACAGACTACGGGGCCGTCACGAAGCGGGGTGGGACGAAGCGGACCACCGCCTCTCCCATTGCCGCTGCCAGTATCCTGAATGGATACACATGGCGGAAAGATGGCGGGACGCAAGAGTTGATGATTGTCTGCAACGGGCTGCTGCATACGTCCACCTATTTGTCTACCTACCCGTGGACATGGACCGCGCAAGCTGGCGCGTTGTCTACGACGGTCACTCCGTCCTTTGTGCAATTCCGTGATGCCACGGCAGATGTGGTCTACATCGCAGACGGTGGCCTCCTCAACGTGTGGAACGGCACCGCGCTGACGACCAACATTGTTGGGACGCTTGCGGTCACCAATCTTGCGGTCCATAACCAGCGGTTGTGGGGATGCGGCAATGCAACGTTCCCCGATTCTATTTTCTATTCGGCGCTAAACAATGGCGACACGTTTGCCAACGGGTCAGCGGGTGGTGGGCAGATCATCGTCCGCACCTTCTCCGATGAAACGGTCGTTGGGGTGGCGTCGGTCAACACCTCGCTACTGATCTTCCACCGTCGCGGTATCTCCCGTTTGACAGGCTACGGGCAGGACGACATCACCGTTGCCCCGCAAGGTTTGACAGCAGATGTTGGCACGATTGCTCCACGATCCATTGTCAGCATTGGCAATCTGGGGTTCTTCGTGTCTGAGCGGGGGCTGTACTCCTGCAACGAATCAGAAGTGTCGGCAGTCGGTACGGTAGAAACGCCTGACCCCCTCTTGCCAGTCATTCGGAATCTGACCTCGGCACAGGTGGCAAATATCAGCGCAACGTTCAACCGTGCAACCCGTGAGTTGTGGGTGAACGTGCCAACGTATGGCGTGTACGTCTATCACACCGTGCTACGGGCATGGTCTGGTCCGTGGGAGTCTGGGTTCTTGGACCCTGCCACGACCACCCTGTTTGATAGCATTGATTCGAATGGACTGCCTGCCCTGCTTCGGGGTGATGAGGATGGGTATGTCACAACCTGCGATGAGACGGGGGTGGTCGTTGATAACCAACTGTCTGATGGCACGGGTGGGACTCCGTATACCATGACCATCCAGATGCACCGGATGTACTGCGGAGATGATGCGCTGTCAAAGTCGCTTCGTTTTGGCTACATCACGGCGTCACTGGACAGTTCTTCGTCAACCATTATTAAGTGGGTGACAGACTCCACCACGGACACCTATACGTTACCGACGACCTTCGTCTCAAGTCGATGGGGCACTGGCATCTGGGGATACGGGCTGTGGGGAAGCGCCAATAGCAGCAATTACCGTGTGCAGATGAGCGGCACGGGGTATTACATCGACGTGTCTATCATCGACGCAGGCCAAACGATTCCTGTCTTTGGTCGTTTCCAGCTAGAAACTTTTGCCCTTGGGAGGCGCTAGTGGCGCAAACAATCGGTCAGCATGGCGTTGCCGCCTTTACCAGTCCGGTCAATGGCGACCTACTCAACGCAACGGTCGTCCTCAGCAACGACAACACCACCCGCAGTGCCTACGTTGACCACGACATCGACAGTGGCATCCATGTGCAGTCGTCGCTGTTAGCCGCTCGTCCTGCGGCGGGCACGGCTGGACGGAAGTGGATGACCACGGACACGGGCGCTGTCAAACTGTGGTTTGATACGGGCGCAGCGTGGGAGGAGATTGCCTATCTGCCGTCTGCTGGTGGAACTGTTGCGGGTGCGCTTACCGTCACGGGGCTTATCACCGCAACGGGTGGCGTGTCTGGTAACGTCACTGGGGCGCTGACGGGCAACGCCAGCACCGCAACGACGCTGCAAACCTCGCGCAACATCAACGGCGTGGCGTTTAACGGTAGCGCCGACATTACGATCACCGCTGTTGCTGATGCGTCAGCGTTAACGGGCGCAACCCTCGCCGCCAACGTGTTGGCATCCAGCCTGACTAGCGTTGGTGCCCTCAGTGCTGGCTCAATCTCGTCGGGGTTTGGCGCGATTGATATTGGCGCTGACGCCTTTACGGGAGCGGGAACGGGTCTGACCGGAACAGCGGCGGGGCTAACGGCTGGCGGCAATGCCGTTCTTGGCGCAAACACGTTTACCGCTGCACAAGAGTGGGCCACTGGAACATCCATTGCTTCCGCAGCCACCGTCAACCTCGATACGGCCACGGGCAACCGTGTTCACATCACGGGCACGACAACGATCACGGCGGTTACGCTAACCCGTGGCCCCCGCACGGTCATCTTCGATGGCATCCTGACCCTCACGCACAACGCCACAACGAACAACTTGCCGAGTGCGGCGAATATCACCACCGCAGTCGGTGACCGAGCGGTGTACGAAAGCGATGGGACGACGGTGTATTGCGTGAGCTATATCCGCGCAAACGGGGAAGCCGTCGTTGGGACTAGCTCGGCGTCGGTTGTCAACTATCCGCAGCTCATAAAATCCGTAGACTACACCCTCGTCCTTGGGGATGCAGGGTATCAGATATTCCACCCAGCGTCAGATACGGCGGCACGGGTCTTCACGATCCCCGCGAACTCCAGCGTCGCCTACACTATTGGCACCGTGCTGGTATTTGTAAACGAAAAGGGGGCGAAGCCGTTGAGCGTAGCAATTACGACCGATACGCTACGAAGCACCCTGCTCACAACAGGCACCCAGAAGGTTCCTGCTGGCAATATGCTGACGGCGTTGAAAATAGCGGCAACAACGTGGCTCTGCTGGCCTGCTACCCCAGTGAGCTTAAATCGTGCGTTGGCTACTGCTTCCGATTCTACCCCATATGTCACTGTGTACCCATGGACTAGTGCAGGATTTGGACCAAAGTTTGCCAACCCTGCAACACTACCTGCTGGGCAAAGCTATGGCGTAGCTTTTTCTTTAGATGGAACAGCACTGGCTTTTGTTCACAACGTTTCTCCTTATATCAGTGCCTACCCGTGGAGTAGTGCAGGGTTTGGGGCAAAGTTTACCAATCCTGCCACATTGCCTTCTAATCAAGGGAATGGCGTAGCCTTCTCCCCAGACGGAACAGCACTGGCCGTTGCCCATAACAGCACGCCTTATATCAGTGCCTACCCGTGGAGTAGTGCAGGATTTGGAACAAAGTATGCTAACCCTGCGACACTACCTGCTGGTACTGGGCGTGGCGTAGCGTTTTCTCCAGCCGGGACAGAAATAGTTATTGCTCACTTTGGTTCCCCTTGGGTCAGTGCATATGCGTGGAGTGGTGCAGGGTTTGGATCAAGGTTTACTAACCCTGCAACACCGTTCGGCAACAACAATGGGCGTGGCGTAGCCTTCTCTCCAGCAGGAACAGAACTGGCTATTGCTCACGACGACTCCCCATACGTCCAAGCATACACATGGAGTGCGTCAGGATTCGGAACGAGGTTTACTAACCCTGCAACACTGCCTACTAATAATGGCTATTCCGCAGCCTTCTCTCCAGACGGAACAGCGTTGGCTATTGGTCACTTTACTTCCCCTTACGTCACGGCATATCCGTGGAGTAGTGCGGGATTTGGAACAAAGTTTACAAACCCTGCAACAGCGGTGGGTGCTGGTTCCGTTGGATACGGCGTAGCGTTTTCTCCGAATGGAACAGAACTGGCTGTTGCTCATGATACCAGCCCTTACGTCGGTGCATATCAGTGGACCAGTGCAGGATTTGGATCAAAGTATGCTGACCCTGCGACACTATCTACTGGTACTAACTATGCCGTAGCGTTTTCTCCAGCTTAACCAAGAGACATCAATGATCTACTCACAACTCTCTCCCTCGTACAAATACGACACCCTCGCTGATGCAATCTACGGACGCGAGGTAGAGTATTTTCACTACGACTTTGACCGCATCAACTTTGAACATATCCTCAAAGACCTACCCGAGTGCGAGTACCGGACAAACATCGAGAACCGTCTTGCGGATACCGTAGGCACGATGGCGCAGGTGGAAAGAACCGTGTCGGCGTTGCTGGCACAGATCGACGATCCCACCGCGTATGCGGAAGGGGTTGCCCGTGCCATTGAGCGCCGAGAGGCCGCTAAACTGAAGGAGAAGGCATGAGATACGTCCAAGCCAGCGGAACGACCTTCCTCCGTCATGTCATTGATAACGGCGAGCCGACCGTGTGGGACGAGAACAACACCGTCCGAGCCAGTCAACTGACCCCAGCAGAGGCGACAACGTTCGGCGTCTCTAAGCTCAAACTCGTTACGCCTCCCCCGTACAACCCGCTCACGCAGGTTCGTACAGATGCCGACGCCGTGCTGGTGGACGGGGTGTGGACGCAGCAGTGGGTGGTGACGGACAAGTCGGTGGACGAAGTAGAAACGGCCAAGCAATCCACGTTGAGCAGTCTGCGGCTGACCCGTGACACGAAGCTGCAAGCCTGCGATTACACGCAGTTGCCCGACGTGCCGCTGACGACCGCGAAAAAGGCCGAGTGGGCAACCTACCGCCAGCAGTTGCGGGATTACATGGGCGCGGTGATCGACCCGTTTAATCCTCCTGCGTGGCCCATCCCGCCAGTGAAATAACCGATGGCCGTCCTCCTTCCTCTC